TTTCCTTGAATGTGGATCCCGGATGCTTTGCTACAATCGGTGATTTAATAGAGATTCGTAAAAGATTGGAAACACTGGAAACGCTAGAAACAAAGATAAACTGGATAGTGAATCTTTTGTACAGCTATACTTATTACGCAGATATGGAAACAATCTCATGCATATCCCCACACAGCTATTCGGATGAAACGCTTGCATTTCCAAATGGTATGGCATACATGGACGGTGAGACAGTCGTGCTTGCATCCGGTGCAGAGGATTGGAAGACAATGATTCCTGAATCTGCCTGGTTATCTTACAATGAAGTTTAGAAAAACATCTGAAAATAGAAAAGCTTAGGGAGGAAGAATAAATATGTCAGACGCAAAACAGTTTAACATTGGCGGCATACCAATTAAGGTTAAGGACGAAGCCGCCAGGGAGGATTTAAAAAAATGAAAGACAACCTGTCGTTAGGGAGGCAGGGCCCCGGCATACATAACAGTATGTTCCGGGGGCTGTGTTTGGGGCATTCGGTCACGGACGAGCAAAAGGAAACGATTGCGGCGGGAAGATTTGAAAATATGTACGTTGGCGATTACTGGGAAGTAGGCGGCGTGCTTTACCGCATCGCTCATGTTGACTATTGGCTGAACAACGGAGACTCGCCATGCACCCGGCACCATGTGTTGGTTGTGCCGGACACATGCCTTTACATTGCGCAGATGCATAACACTGCGTCCGGACAATATGAAGCGGGAGAAGCAAATACAACAGAAGGCGGCTATATCGGCAGTGACATGTACAAAACAGGGCTTGCGCAGGCAAAAACAATCATTACGAACGCCTTTGGCGCGTCGCATATCCTCTCCCACAGAGAATTGCTTGTAAACACCGTGGTAAACGGGAAGCCGGCTAGTCATGCATGGTATGACAGCACTGTAGAACTAATGAATGAACCTATGGTATACGGCAGTTACATTTTTACCCCGGCATGTGACGGCACAACAATTCCATACCGTCACACAATCGACAAGTCGCAGCTTGCATTGTTTGCTCTGCGCCCGGATATGATCTGTAACCGCGTGGGCTGGTGGCTTCGTGACGTTGTTTCGGGCGCTCATTTTGCCTATGTCGACAGCTGCGGCAATGCGAACTGTAACAACGCTTCTGATCCGCTTGGCGTTCGCCCGGATTTCGAGGATGTTTACAAGACCTGAAAGCAGGCAGGCATCCAGCCGAAAGGAAAAGCTGTCCCTGCCAATCGGCTAAATGCAAGCATATCCATATAGGGATGTGGGGCCGCGCCGTGTCGGTCTGCCCTATGCGGCAAGATACGTCAAGCCGATAGCCGGGGCTTAACTCCGGGAAGGGATGGAGGGATGGGAACACGGTTCTATGAAGGATAACAAAACAGCAGGTGTTAATAACGGAATTACAGATATTGATAACAGAATCACGGGTATTAACAACAGAATCACAGGTGGTAATAGCAGAATCACAGGCGGTGATAACAAAATAGAGGGTGTCAGTAACAAAATTACAGATTTGAATGTGCTTTACGAAGCGTTTTTAGCATCCATGAAAGGAAGCGCATGGAAAGAAGAGCCGCAGAAGTTTGAAATGGATTTCCTCTCGGAAATTGTAAAGCTGAAACAGGAGCTTGAAACAAGGGAATACAGGACGATGCCCGGTTCTGAGTTTACGCTGAATGAGCGGGGAAAAATCCGTTATATTCATGGCGGGAGGATGCGCGACCGCGTAGTCCGCCACGCCCTGTGTGATGCAGCGCTGGACGAAGCGTTGAAACCATATCTGATCCACAACAACAGCGCAAGCCAAAGAGGCAAAGGGGTCAGCTTTGCGAGAAAAATGTTTGAGCGGGATTTGCACAATTACTGGCTGGAATATCGCACCAATCAAGGCTATGTCGGTTTTGTGGATTTTTCAAAATTTTACGACAATATCCGGCATGACAGGGCGAAAGAGATGGTTTCCGCAAGGGTGGATGAATTTTGCGGATGGCTTTTCGGGCAGATCGTAGACACATTTCAGATAGACGTTTCTTATATGAACGATGAAGAATATGCGGATTGCATCAATCAGCGGTTTGATTCTGTAAAATACCATGAAAGCATACCTGAGGAATGGCGGACAGGGCAGAAATTTATGGCGAAATCGGCAGACATCGGGGATCAGGTGTCACAGGACATAGGCATTTTTTACCCAGCACAGATTGACAACTATGCAAAAATCGTTCGAGGGGCAAAGATGTACGGGCGGTACATGGATGATATTTACATTATCGGAGAAACCAGGGAATACATCACGTCTGTTATACGCGGCATAACAGAGCAGGCGGGCGGGCTTGGGATTTTTATTAATGAAAGGAAAACCCGGATTGTGGAATTGTCCCGAACTTTTAAATATTTGCAGATCAGGTACAGACTTGCGGATTCCGGCAGGGTAATAAAGAGAATCCATCCAAAGGCTGTCACAAGGGAGCGAAGGAAGCTGAAAGCGTATAAAAGGCTGTGCGAGAAAGGCGGGATAGAATATGCCGCAGTCGAACAGGCATACAAGTCATGGATGGGGGCCAATGTCCCGGTCATGTCAAAAAAACAGGTAAAAAACATGAAACAGCTTTATAAAGAATTATTTGGAAAGGAGCCAAGATGGAAAAAGCAAAAATAGAAAAAACAAAAAAAGAAAAAGTAAAAATAGTATTTCAAAATGGGATGGAAATGGAAGCGGAGGAAAACGGGAGCAGCCTGATTACGGAGAGCAGGCCGGATTTTCCGGCAGATTTGTCATCGGTTACCGTTATTGGATCCGGAGGGGAACACATTTACAAAAACGCGGAAATCGTAGAATGTGCATCCGTGGATAACCGTTATTGGTTTACTTTTAGGGAAATACCGGAATCGGAAAGGATTGCAAGGCAGATGCAGGCGAACATCGAATATGTGGCAATGATGGCGGACATTGATCTGGAGGAGGCGTAAGGATATGGAAAAAGCAAAGGAAAGCGCACACAGCAAGAACTACGAAAAAGTCAAAGAATATTATAACGGCGGGTACTGGAAGGAAGCGCGGGTGAAGAATGCCGTCACAAAAGGCTGGATCAAAGAAAGCGAATATGAGGAGATCACAGGAAACAGCTATGACGGTTGATAGGAACGAAGCGGCAGGAGGCATATATGCTTGAAGACGGTTGCCCCGCAATACAGCCGGGCTAGCCGAGAGCTTGGAAAAAACAATGAGTTATCATATGGACGCTGTTTTAAAACGTATATTGATTGACAACAATGAGTGCAGTCATTTAGCGGATGAATATATCTGCACTTGCGAAGCCAGTAAATATTACATGGATGTTCCGCCGGACGGGCGCTGCTATAAAGATGGCGGATGCACGCAATATGAAGATGAAACTGGCGGGATTATGCCGGATGAATTCTGCAAGGATCAGGAAAAGGATACGGGAGGTTAAGCCGCGATGGATGAAGACAGTTTTTTAGAATTGCTGGAAATTTACATGGATATGACGGAAAAGCAGGAAGAAATGATACACCGGCTTGGGAAGGTTACAAAAAGGCTGGCCGAAGACCTGAAGCTTTTGCGGAATGACTGTCAATATTCAGAAGGATTGGCAAGAAAGCCAGATGATAAATTGAATCAGGACATGGCAATTATTGATGAAGTCATGGAACAGTATAAAGAAGAAAAAGCAGAATTAGAGCCGTAAGGCTTCTATTTTGGAAGGAGGCGAGACAGAATGGACACACCCATCACACGTGCGGAGCATGAAGAATTCAGCAGACGCATGGAAGCGGAAAACAAGCGTTTTACCGATGAAGACAAGCGCCAGAACCGCCGGATCGATGAATTAGAAGAAACGGTGCGCCAGATTGGGGATTTGACCGCATCCGTAAAGGAACTGGCAGTCAGCATGAAGAATATGACGAAGGTTCAGGAACAACAGGGAAATGATATCGAAGAACTGAAAAACCGCGATGGTGAAATGTGGCGCGAGGTGACCGGACATGTCATAACGACAGTGATTGGAATCGTTGTTGGTTTTATATTTACACAGATCGGCATGTAGGAAAAGAAACGAACCTATGGCTAAAATAACGTTCGTGGACAGCAACGCCGCAATCCGGAAAAGGCAAGAGAGAACAGAAGAAAAAGGAGTGCAAAGGTTACAAAAATGACGGAAAAGATTTTATCAGCATCAAAAATGGAAAACAGGCCGGATGTTACACTATGGACCGTATGGTTTCTGTCATTGTTAAAATTGCAAAGAAGAAAAACAGAAAGGGGAAATGAGAATGTTTCAAAATAATGTGTTTCAACCATCAATTGATACAAAACAGTGGATGCGTGCCGCAGGCATCCGGGCAGTCAAAACGGCAGCGCAGGCAGCAGTTGCTATGATTCCGGCAGCGGCAACCATCAGCCTGGTGGATTGGCGCGTGGTAGCCAGCACAGCATTACTTTCCGGGTTAACGTCGCTGTTAACGTCCGTGGCGGGAATTCCGGAAGTAATGCAGAAGGAGGAGCCGTAACATGGAGGTAACGAGAAAAACAGCCCTGGCACACAAAAGCAATTTTGGCGGGACACGCGCGCTTTCATCCATAAGGTATATTGTGCTGCATTATACAGCAAATGATGGGGACAGCGGCGAGTCGAACGCAAAATATTTTCAGAAGCCGAACAGAAATGCTTCTGCGCATTATTTTGTCGATGACGACAGCATCACGCAGTCTGTCCCTGACAATTTCATCGCTTGGTCGGTTGGTGGAAAGAAGTACACGGATTGTGAAAAGACAGGCGGCGGGAAGCTGTATGGGACTGCTACGAATGCAAACAGTG